ATAGTCCTGTGTCAGCTACGTGTGTAAGTGTAACATCATTGTCAGCACCAAAACCTAACACCGCCCCGTCAGACTGTAGCTTGAGGTCATCATCCACAAACAAGTCAGGCACAGCCAAGTCTTGCATGAGGTCAAACACAGCAGCGCCAGACCCTGCACCATCGGTAGCAATCATTTTAACTTGACCAGCTAGGATAGCCACGTTTGCGCCAGACCCTTGTGAAAAGGTCAGTGTGTATGATGTAGTATTCTCAATAACCCAGACTTTAGATAACGTGTTAGGTGCAAGGGTTACAGTACAGGCTTGCCCACCACCTGTGCATTTTAGATAAAAAGAACGAAACTCGTCAGCCACACCATCAGCCATTGTGATAGTATGGGTAGAAGCGTTTGCTATGGCCTCGCCTGTGGAACTGTAGCTTAACCCGTCAGTTATCAACTCAAGGTTTACGTTTGTCTTCGTGCCCCAAGTACCTGACTGTTCGCCAGTTCCTATTTCTTCAAGACGTAAGTTGTTTTCAAACGTACTCGCCATTTTTCAATCCTTCTTGTCCTATGCGTATAATCGCACTTGAAACATCTGCTGTGGGGAATGTTATTGGAAATGTGCTGTTGCTGGAAGACTTATTAGACCCGAAGTCTAACACAGCTATTGCAGGGTTTGTACCACCCGATTTGTATATTAACGCGCCCCTAGCTGTTATAGTAGAGCTTGCCCAAGATACATCCCCAAAATCTACAAAAGCTGTCGCGCCTGAACTAGATGTGGTTGCTGTAAGTGTTTTACCGCCTGCATCATATCCTGTACCAGAAACCTCGTTGGTAGTAGAATACGCAGTTGTAGTCTCATCAAGCGTAGCGTCAGAGGTAAACAACGCTATCTTAAACGTCTGTGACGTGTCAGAACTAAAATCCATCTCGCCCTCTAGTAGAGCTAGTTTGAAGGATGTACACATATAGTTACCACTAAATGCCATTATTCCCCCTTATTCACTGGTATTCTTTTTTGCCCAGATCGGTATGCATCTCTGCGTAATTTACCGTCACCCATCTCTATAAGCAACGCTATTGCTTGCAAATATAATTTTGCATAGTTTTCTACTACATCAGGCTCACCTTTTAAAAATCGTATGGCCTCAACAAGAGCGCCATTTAACAACGCTGCGCTTGCGTTGTCACCCAACCAAGACGTGCTGGCTGTAACAATAGATGCTGGGTAATATCCATAAATATGTTCTAGTTCGTAGTTAGCGTCAGGTGTAGGAGCTAATGCAATCTGTGTTTCGCTATATTGGGCATAAAATTTAGGTAAACCATATTTTGCGCTAGCGGTAGAAGGGTATGCTTCTTTTAAAAAATTAACATCTTTGTTCAACAAATACGTGTGCGTACTACTGCTAATGATGGATATGCTGTATGTGTAGAGATAATCAGTGGGCAGCGTGTAGAGTTTGTTTGTAGATACCAAAGGCCCACTATCTACTTTACGCAGTGCAGGTATATCTACTGTTTGAAGTATCTTCTCTTCAGCCTGTTGTGTAAACAAAGCAAGTTGGTCATCTGTAAAAGATGTTTCGCAGATATCTTCAATGTTTGTTTTTAAAGAAGAATAGTTCATATACTCACCGTAACATTGCCTATAAACCCAACAGCTACCAGATTATTAGGTGTTAAACCAAACGGATTATTTAAACCCACTGGATCAAACCCAAACTGTATGTTTCTACTTACTTCTAACTCTGCACTGTCTGGACGAGGATCACGCAATGCCTGTGGATCGTTTACAGGAAACTCTCCCAATTTAAGCTGTGGATGATCTGGACTCCAACACTCAGGACAAGCCTTTATATTAGTATTTTTACCTTTTCTAATAATGTCGCGCAGCTTGCGTAGCTTATATGTAAAACCACATATATCACATATGGCTAACGCGTTTTTAGCCGAAGAAAACCTGCTAGCCATCTACATATACCCCATTCGTGGTACAAAATGTACAGAAGCTTTTTCTCGGTCTTCTCCAGCAGCTAGACTGTATTGCTCTTCATATATGGCTTTTAACATTTCTATACGCGGAGCCAACTCTGGAATTTTCATAGCTATATGATACGCCAGACCAGCTACAAGGCACGGTAAGAACCTAAACGGCATATCCGCTGTTTCTACACCTGCGCCAGCATCTTCAACACGCCGCATACGGTAATATTTAAAAATATAATCGTTATTATTAGGCACAGGCCACACGTTTATTCTAGGTTGTGCTGCATGTCGTTCTATCCATACTTGTATCGGACGGCCCTGTGTTAACTTATTAGGTATAGATGCATATGTGCTTACACTTATTCTACTTATAGTAAGGTCGGATTGTGTCGTAGTGTTACCAGAATTAGTGCGTATAACTTGTTCTAACAAATCTATAGTATCTGCTGGTAAGTTATATTGAGAAGTACCTTTTACCAAAGTCACCGTGCCTTCATCAATCGTCCACATATTAATGCCACGGTTCTGCCACTCTATAGTCATCAAGTTCATAGACCTACGAGCAGTGCGTAAATCATACCCTGACCGCATTTCACGGCCTGCACGTTCAAACGCTTCTTCCGCAATTTCGGTAAAGTCCATGTCAAACGCTGTGGTGCCTGATGTAGCCATAACAAATCCTATGTATATAACGTTGCTTTGCGGCGATCTTCCATGACTGCCCCACACCCACGAGCTACGTCACGTTTTCGTCTGGCTAAACCACCGCTTCTCATATTCTTAACTTTTGCTTTTGGCGTATTTGCCACCACTGTCTTACCTTTTGCGCCAGCTTTTTTCTTTTTTCTGGCTGTCGAAGCCCTTTCACTTTGAGACAAACTATTTGCTTTACTCCTTGGCAAACAACGATCTGGGTTCTTCTTATCCTTAGACGTACCGCACTTGCCCTTGATCTTACCGTCAGTGCCGATACGGACCCAATCTTGTTTTACCCAATCTTTAAGAGCGCCCATTAGCTTTTCTCCGTGGTGCCTTCAACACCTTTTGTAAAGTCTTTGCTTGCCCAGCATGAGCCTTAGATGCTTTCTTTAATTTAGAAATCACCTTCTTTACTTTTTTCTTTTTAGCGTTTGGTAAAGCCATGTTCTAACTTTTCTTTTTACCTTTTTTGCCACCGGGTGTTATCTTACCTTTGCATACTTGAGAAGCATACATATTTGCGTAAGCTGACGGGTACGTATCAAATTTACGTTTTGCCGCTGCTTTACCCTTTGGGCATATTTTACCACCAGATTTATAATATCTTCGCATATCTACCTCATTTTACAGGCACGTGTGCCTTTACGTGCTATGCCCATGCCACGGACTTTCTTTCCTTCTTTAAACTTCTTTTTAGGGGGCATACGCATACCACTGGGACGTTGCGTAAGATCAAGCATAGCTCCACCCCCACCCCCACGAGAAGACCCATAAATCTTTTTGCGTATGTTTCGCTCCTGCATATCTTTGTCAGCATCAGGATGTAGCTTTCTTTGAAACTCTAATTCTTTCTTAAAAGCGCGGTCTTGCATACGCCTTATTTCTTCGTCAAAGTCCATAAGCTATCTCATCTTTGCTGGACGTACACCGCGTTGTGCAATGCCTGCGCCACGAACCTTGGCCTTACCACCTTTTGCGCCACCTTTAGTGCCACCCTTGGTCACCATTTTACCGCCCTTCATTTTGCGGATAGTGCCACCTTTAGACATCATATTGGGTCTTTTCTTAGGGCGCATAGAGGTCATAGGTGCAGAAGGTCTTTTCTTAGGACGCACAGAAGTCATAGGTGCAGAAGACTCCATTTTATTTGTAGTCCCCTCTGCTGCTAAACGTTTACTCGCGGCATTCCCGCGTTTTGCTGCGGCTATTTCTGCTTCGGTGGGTGTCTTACCGCCAGCAGCGTAACCTTTTACCTTCATACCTTTTTTCATCTTCTTGATGGTGCCACCTTTAGCCATCTTACCTTTACCGTCAGCGGCAAACTCTGGGACCATTTTTCCATCTGGCCCTTTTACCATAGGCAACTTGCCACCAGCGGCGTAGCCTTTATTTTTCATCTTCTTCATCATCAGTCTCCGAATATAAGTTGTCAAAGATTTGGTTTACATCCAGCGTATAATCTAAATCAGATTTACTGTAATGAATATGCTGGGACGGCTTAAAGTCAGGAGCACCTTCTCCGACCTCGAACCATGCAGGGTGAGTAACCCGCACACGGTTATTTGGCAATGCAACAATATTACCTGTCCACGGACCTGCATCTAGCAGTTCTAATACATGTGACTGTTTGTGTTGCGCTGGATCATCTGCAATTTCAGAATCTGTGTAATCCACAGTAAAGTAATACTTAGCGGGGTAAAACTCCCCATCTATCTTTGCCATCCACGGACACGGTGTAGCTCTGTCTAATGTGTACACGCTATGGGTACGAGACGAACAGTCCCACGGTTGTGCTGCCCATACAGGCATGGGATCAGGCCACTCTTCAAAGGCCGTGTCACCTGTAAGCGCAGTTATCGGCATCCTAGCCCACATAGCGCCACCGTGTATATTTGGTTCGTCTCCGTCATATGTTTCAGCACCTGTAAATATAACCTGAAAAGATAAACAGCGGTTTGGCATTGCTGTTACTGCTACCACCATAGCGTGTAAAAACTCTCCATGATACTGTTCGTGGTTATGTGTATATTCCTTTCTTACCCAGCATTTAAACTGAGGGACGTTGCTTGTTAGATACGCCATTAAATTCTTTCTTACGTTTTTTCGCGGCCTCTTGCTTGCGTTTCTGAGAAACTTTAGACGGAGGCGATTGTATTTGTTTGCCCATTTGAGCGCGAGAAATAGCCATTAGCAGTTCCACTTCCGTAGGCTTTTGTTAATACGACTATTCGGATCGTTTGCTGTCTTAGCACTTGTAAGACGTTTCTTCATGCCCTTCATACGGGCGCAAAAGGATTTACGGCGATTAGCGGCCTTGGACCCTTTTTTCAGTTTACTGGGTTTAGTTGTAACCGCAGTTTTTAATTTGCTGCCGGGATTTTCACGGCGATAACTCTCAACACCTTTTTTGTTAAGCCCACCGGACTTACTTTTACCTTCCTTACGTTGCCAAGCAGGGGTTTTTACGCCCCCACCCTTTTTGTAGTAACTACGCATAGCATGTTACCCGAACTTCTTCCGCATATACAAAATTATAGTATATGTGTCAGCAGAACTGTGCCCAACAGTGGTAAAGTTAATATCCCCTGTTACACCAGACCCTGCGTTGTTAATTAAACCGCCGAAAAGAGTGTAATCATGGTTACCACTCTGGTTTTCACCAAGTTCGATAGCCATTACATCAGTGCTTGCATCGAACAGTATTTGTACTTTCATGCCGATACACTGCCACCAAATGCGTTCTATAATAGCACCTGTGCATGTTTGGCCCCGCCAACTATCTTGAAGCGCACTAACGTCAACTTTGGTTACAGCAGATTCCCCTGTACCATCAGATATGTTAGTAAACTTCATAACAGCGTGCGTAGGACCATCAAATATAGTCTGTGAAGCTACTGCATCAGCCATACTAATCTCCTATTACGCTATTTGAACGTACTCAATGATAAAGGTAAACGA